TAAAGGGATTCCTCTTAGAGTCCTCTGCAAGAGGCAATTTCAATCCCCCATCTGGGGTTGCAGGTACTTTTCTAACAGGACAACAAAGGGTGTCCTCTTAAGAAACATCCAGCTGTCTTGACACAAACATTAAGTCTTTCGTTTGCACGGAATTCTAACAGGACAATAGAGGGTGTCCTCTGAGGCAGCTGTTTGTATGTGTGCGTGTTCATGCGTGTGGCGTTTTACTTGTGCGTACTCTTTGTGAGAGTATTCTATCTCTCAGATTTTCTCAGATAAGACAGCTGGTTTGCCGATATATGTCTTCTTTTAAAGCATAGACAATACGCAATATATAACTATTTAAAACAAAAGGTCGCAATGTGTACCTCTGAGTATGCGTACAGTGTATAATGGGTCTCCTACTGTGTCCTAACCCTATGCTAGAGATAGGCGGTCGCAAGACTGACTTTAACCCTAGAGGGGTAATATACATATCAATTTCTCAAAGCATGTTACTGTGTAATGTGTAGAGTGGTCTCTCATCTGTTCTATCAGTCTGGAGGGGTGGATAGGTATTAGACTCGTTGTAGCGCTGTCGACCATGTGGAGAGAAGTTCCCGTCCTCGTGGAAATCGGCGGCATTCTCTGAGTAAACTCTTAGACGCTTTCATATACTAAGAGAAGATATAAACTCTAAGGTATTAAGAGGGGTCTGTTTATTAGTTCAAGAATATTTTATCCGCCTGGATAGTGGCAATCCCACCGGCATTGACTGTGTAATCACCTTGTGTTATGATATTAGTATCACCACCTACAATCATATTAAAATTGTCTGAGCAGTTGGCGTTTATTCTACCATCTAATACATTTATATTGATGTCGCCTTTGTCTACTTGTATATTGATATTACTGTTCTTACCTACTACTATGTCGTAGTTGTTGTCTCTGTTTTCATCTTTGTTTACATATATCTTATAGCGACCATTCAATGTTACTATCTGGTCTTCTTTAATGTTTGTATATGAGGTGCCTTCTACTCCTATGATATGGTCTGATACGATATGGTCTACCTTTGAACCGTCATACATCATGGCGTATCTTGTTCCACTGGTGTGTCGTTGCATGATAGTTTCAAAACCTAGGTTATCATCATACATCATCACATGACCGGCTTCGGTTTCATATACATGCCTATGTGGATATACATCTGAAGCTTCAGGTAGTTCAGGCATACTCCATGAATCTTTGTTACCACCTATAAAGTTGTTCATTAGTTTTGGTACACCAAATATATTAAGGGAAGACTTCTGTGGTATTGATATACCTTGGTCACCTAATACGGTCTTAGCGGCAGATATACTATCTTGCCCTATGTCTTCAACAGTTGAGGTTACAACACCTGTTATTTTATCTGTTACGGTTAGTAGTGTACCTTGACCAGCAGTACCACCTTGTGCCTTTAGTTGATTATTAAAGTCAGCAATAGCACCCGATTGTGCCTCAGATGTTTCTAATGTACCTAATGCACCTCGTATTCCTAATACTGTTGGGTCTAATACTTTTGATACTGAACCTGCAACAACACCCAACCCAGCGTCCACTCGTTCTTTAGCGGCGTTAAAGTTGTTTAATAGTTCAGTTGGGGCAGCGTCCTCAAATAGTGTTTGCATAGTTGCTGGATTAATTACATCTAATTTAAAATTACCTGTATCAGTTATACCTGCATTTTTTAAACCGGCTTTTGTTAAGTCACCTATTGATGGTAACCTAGGTACTTCTAATTGTGCCCTTACTTTACCGGCAACAGATGATGAAAAGTTTACTACTGACTTGTTTAATTCTGAACCAGCTAGACCTATATTATCCTGTAAGAAACTAGCACCACCATCGGTTATACTTTTAGTAAGTCCATTAATACCATCTGTAAAACCATTTAATGTACTACCTACACTACCTAATACATTTGCCCCTATGACTGAACCTACGGCAGATGTAATAATATCTGCAATGAGACCAAAGAATGAACCACCACCTTTTGATATAAAGGCACTAGCAAGTTGCATTGGTTCTACAACAGCAGTTCCTATTTCTTTAAAGTTTTTTATGTTTATCTTATCAGTAACAGCACTAGCATGTTCTGTTAGTGTAGGATTAAATGAATAATCATCTCTTGTTGCTAATTGGTTTGTATCTGGTGAATTTATATATCTAGGAAACTCTAAATTAGGGTCATAGAAACCTTTATCTTCTTGTGCTAGTTCAACAGGATAACCTGGTAGTGAACCCATTACAACAGGTTCTTGTCTGTCTTCTCCGTCTCTGAAGAATCCGAATACATGTGAACCCTCGACAAGTCCTGTAGGTGATTGTCCTATACCTGATATACCAGCAGATGTTACTGGTAACATAACTTGTGCCCAAGGTAAATCTTCTGTAGGTAATTCTTCTATGTCGCCTGTGTGATGACCGAAACATCTAACACGAACACGACCAATTAAATATGGGTCTTGTCTATCTTCTACAACACCTTGAAACCAGATGAAACCATCCATTCCTATAAAATTATTTGACTTCACTTCATTCATGATTCATCTATTGAAAATTGGTTATAATCATAACCTTGTGCCAAGGTCATATCACTATTTAGTACTTCCTTATCATTAGGTATATACTCTGTACCCACACTATCTTTAGCACATGTTAAGGTCATTGTATGTATTCCTTGTGGTGTTGTTTGTGCAAGATGTCTTACTTCTGTTACAAGATAATTGCCTGATAAGAATGGGTCTATAAGTAAATCTGTTTTTCCTTCTGGTATATTACCCGATAGTGTTGTAAATTTAATTACTGAACCAGCTGTTACAGCAGTATTACCTGGCACTACTATTTCTATAACAAAAGAATTAAAGGCGTTCTTTTGTGCCTTACTTTTTTGCAATGTGTTTGTTATGTCTGCTGTTTCAATACTAGTAGAAAGTTTTTCAAGCTTTTTATCATTAGATTCCTTTATCTGAAATGCAGATGGAATTGCAATTCCTAAGAATGTTGTTTCCTCCTCAGGTTCACTCTCCTCTGATTCATGGTGCATACCTATTGTTGATGATGTAAACATATAATCTGCTTCTGGAAAGTCTGATAATAATTTACCTTCTTCATAATTATATACAGGCATTATACCTGTATATGGTGAATCAGGAAATTCTTCTTGACCCATATGATTTGATTTTGTGTATTCATGAGGATAACTGAAGTCTACATTCTTAAATTGTTTAGTGAAGGCGTTATAAGTAACCAATCTACTAGCATATGTACCTTGTTTAATGTTTGATAATGTATCGAATCTTTTTAGTATATTCATTTCAAATACTTTATTCATATTACCTTTAACACCATCTTTTGAATCATACAATTGGCCAGAATCTACCTTAGGTGAATTAGAATACTCTATCACAGCTTGTTTTGACTTACCAGCAGAATTAGATATCATTGCCTCTAAAGATTTAAAGTTAAAACCATCTGATGTTTCCCAAAAGAAGAATCCAGAGTTTTCAAATTTCTCTGATATTGATTCTTTACCTAAAAACTTTATAGTATCTAATGGTGATTTCTTAGGTATAACATACTTAACAACAGGTACTGTTGTCTCGTATAGCAAATCTTTTTGTGTTTTAAGATAGTTTCGTAGTATAACCTTCACTGTCTCATGTATAGGACCTGTAAATGCTCTACATAGTTTTCTTTGATTGTCTTTTATTCTTTCTTTACTGTAAAAATCTAATGCATATACTCTAGCATTTTGATTAGGGTTTGATATATTTCTTATCTTGTTTACCCACATTGGAAATGTTTTAAAATTATAACCTCTAGGCACATCATCTTCAAGAGTAAACCCAGGTGTATGTAATGTAAATTCTAATATTTCATTGCCTGTTATAGGTAGTCTATCTAATAAACCAGCAGCGTCTACCATAACTAAAGTTCCAGATAGTGTGTTGTAATTTATACCTTCAAAGATTTGTATTTCTTGTACTGCTTCTCTAATATCTATTCTTAATGGGTCATTACTGCCCAATTCACTTTGATATGTAGCAAGAAAAATCTCTGTTGATAATGTAAAATCACCTGCTTTAGGAGCATTTTGTGTAGTCATATATTATTTACCGATTAAAGCATTAAATTCACTAAGAAATGTAGCAAGATATCTTGGGTCTAATAGTTTTATTAATCTTTTATTATCTTGTATTCTTTGTTCGTAGTCTCTATTAGATACTGAAGTAGCACCTGATGTTGTACTATTAACTTCTAGTTTGTGTGTGTAATCATCTGGTCCATTGCCTGTTTGTTTACCACTGGATTGTAATACTTCATAATGATGTATGCCACCAGGATTAGGATACTTATCTGTTATAAACAATTCAAATTCTTGTTCTGACATTGGCCAGTCATAGTATCTATCTGTTATCTTATTTGTAAGTAGTATTACCCAATGTAACTCTGGGTTACCAAAGTGTTTAAATGCAATAGTTTCAGGTGTATCTCCTGATTTAACATCATACTTATTATATAAACTCATTTCATTTATAACTTTGTCTCTGACTTTAACTCTTTTCATTATATCTGTTACAGTTTTATATGTAGTCTTATCAAAACCATATTGCATTTTACCAAATTTACTGAAGTACATTAATAACCTCCTCCACCTGCAACCAAATTTTTCTTAGTTAGTACTAGCATTTCTTTAAATGTTAGATTAATTTTAATTATCTGTGGTGAAGCACCTTGGTCATCAGGTTTTAATGTTGTAAACTTATCACCTGGTGAGTAATCTATATCCATACTCGTTAATACACATTTTGCTATTCTAGGTATATAATTGTTATTACCTTTTCTGTACATATATTCTATTTCAAACTGTGAAGGTGTTATAAAAAATCCTTCTCCTTCTGATAAACCAGGAAGCATATGAAATTTAAATGCTTCTATAATCTTATGTACTTGTACTAATTCTTCTTTATTCTTAGGTGCAAATGTAAATGGGAATGCAAAATCTCTAAATGGAACTGATTCAAATGCTAACTCCATATTAGGGTTTGTAGTTTTACCAGTCATTCTAGTTGCTATAGCACCTATACCTGGAGATACCATAGACATTGCACTTGATAACATACCAGCCATTCCTGCCCCACCAGCACTCATCGCTTGTGTAAAGTTGTCTGCACCTGCCATACCACCTAACATACCTGTTTCTTGGTCAGTATAAGTAGTTGCATATTTAAAAGTAGTTGTTGCTGGTGTGTACAATATAATTGACTGTGTTATCTTCTTATGTGATGATGAAAATTTATCTCTAGGTTTGGCATTTATTTCTTTTGCCTTTTCTTTTGTTTGTGCAGGACTAGGTACTGAATTTATAATTGACTTAGCGGCGTCTGTAGATGAACCATCATTATTGAAAAAGTATCCCATGTATTTAGAAGCTGCACCTTTTACTAAATTTTTTGTTTTCTTTTCTATTGCCTTAACATTGTCTTTTATTGCTAGTGCCTGTTCTTCTGGTGAAGCTGATGTTTCTTTTCCTGTTGTTCCCTTTTCAGATTCTACTGATGATGATACATTTTCATATATATGAAACTTCATGTAATGGCCATCACCTAACTGACCTACTTCTTGTGGGTAATAATTATAAACAAATGATAATGGGTCTGCTTCTAGTGGTTTAATATCACTATCTTTTAAATTCAATTTAGATGACTGTCTCATACGAGCACCTATCATCTGTGCTGTTTCTGCTTGTGTAGAATTTGATTGCCCGAATAATAAATTGGACATGTTTCTAAGTATACTCATAGTTACCTCTCGTTATCAGTTATATTTATAAGATAAATAGTCATATGATATCATCAAAAAAGAATAAAACTTACAAAGCACCTCATCAAGGATTGTTTAAACCTAATAATCCTAAGAAATATGTTGGTAATACAAGTAATATACAATATCGTTCATCATGGGAAAAGAAGTTTATGAGACATTGTGATAGAAATCCACATATACTTCAATGGGCAAGTGAAGAAATGTTTGTTCCATATCGTAGTCCTATAGACAAAAGAATCCACAAATACTATCCTGATTTTATTGTTAAGATGTCTGATGGTAGGAAACTAATGATTGAAGTTAAACCTGCTGTTCAATGTAAACCACCTAAAGCTCGTTCTCGTAAGACTAAAAGATATCTTCAAGAGCAATTAACTTACATTAAGAATATATCTAAATGGAAATCTGCAAAAGAATATTGTGATGATAATGGTCTTGAATTTGTTATAATGACCGAAAAAGAATTAAATATTAAGCATTAAGTGCCATAGCGTCAGCAGATGTAGATTTAGGCACAGTAGGATTAACTGCAACAGATGTGCTACTCTGATTACTGTTTGCAACATTAACAATATTATTAACTGCACCACCTAATTCAGATTTTTGCTGTTCTTGTTTTAATCTTTTAAGTTTATCATCAGAAGATTCATTTTTATTTAATGCCGCCATAGGATTTACATCTGGCTCTATTGCTGATTTATCTTGACCTCTACCTGCTCTTTCTTCTAGAATTGCCTTTTCTTCTTTATCACTTGCACCACCTAAGAATGAAGGTATTGCCATGTATATGTCATTGAATAGGTCATTAAAGAAATTAGGTATTGTCTCTGTAAAGAAACTAGATATATCATCTACTATACCCATAAAGAAATCTTTTATCTCAGGACCAAATGCCACTAGAGTTGCTACAAGAGCTGCAATAGTAATACCTATTAGTACAAATGGATTCATAAGTATTGATAATACATCAAGAGCAAATTTTGCTTTATCTATAATAAAAGCTTTTGCTTTTAGTGCCAAGTCTTTAATTGAAAACGCTTGAATTTTTTCCATTATCTCTTTTCTTCTCTTAAAGAGTTTTATTGCACCTGTTATAGGTTTAGCAAATGAAACTAGAGTATCTTTTGTAGTCGATACTGTTTCTGATAATGTCTGAAATCCTTCTAACAATGGGGCAGGTAAGAAATCTGCAATACCAACTGCTCCGTCATCTTTATCTTTTCTTTTACTTCCTAATACTCTTGATTCTTTAGTATTTTTTTCTTCTAGTTTTACTAATTTTTCTATTCCTCTTGCTATCTCTTCCTCATTACCTCTTGTATCTATAAGTTTTGCTACTTTTTTTTCTTCCTTTATAATTAATGTTTGTGTTTGTAGATTTTCTTTTTGTTTCTGTTGAATTTCTTGTTCTGTTATAAACTGTACTCTATCATTTTTTACTTCAACAGCCATACCCCTTTCTTGGAATGCCAACATTCTATTTTGATTGCGTTCTTCATTCATCCGTTTGCCCATATCTGAAGCATCCTGGAATTTTTTACTGATATCAGCGGCCTTTTTTGCAGCTTTTTCAGATATATCACTTTGTACTTTTAACTGTCTAGCACCAAAACTATTAGAAACTTTTTCTTGCATTGCTATAATTTTACTACCCAAATCCATAGTAACTCTTTCATGTATACTTTCAAGTCTTTCAGGTACACCACTCATCATATCTTGGTTTAAGATATCTTCTATTCTAGAAAGTTCTTGCGGAATCAATGTTAGAGAAGACGCTACCTTTATAAGAGGCTCGAAAACCTGTTGCATACTGTTAATGAGTGGTTGAAGTTCTTCTTGTGGTAGTTCTACATGTGCCATTATCTTCTAACCAAACTGCCTCCAAAATATAACCCGATTATACTCGATACAACATGTGTATCTAACGGTGTTATAACCATTCCTTCTAGTGGTTTCCATTGTGTTACATCTGTGCTACTAGCAAATATCCACCATCCATGCATTGTTGCTTCTGTGTACCCAACATAAATTGGTGTTTCAGGTGCAATTAAGAATACAAGTTTAGGTAATACTAAAATTGCAAATACACACATCAGAGCAATCCAACGCCTTGTGTTCTTTGTAAATGAGTCTGTAACATCTCTCGCCTTATCTGCTTGTTTAGCTGCGAAACCTGCTCGTTCCATCATCATCTTTTGTTTGTCTGCCTCATCTTTGCCCTTTTGAGCCATGATGGATAATACTCCACCAAGGACTGTTGAGGCACCCATACTAATTA